TGCTTCTAGCAAGATCCGTGGGGGGACGGCATTTCAGAATTCTCTGACTCCGTATTCCCAAACTCCGGGTTTCTTTATCTACCCCCAAGCAAATGCTGGTGGAGAGATGGTTTTACCCTTCTTTTGGCACCAAAATTGGTTGGATATTACGTCTATTACTGATGTCTCCAACATGGGTACCCTAGACTACGTGATTTACTCCCCCTTGGGAGTGGCAGTGTCTGGTGGTACCACTAGTGTCACTATCCAGACCTATGCCTGGTTATCCGATGTGCATTTGATGGGTGCAACTAACAAGTTGACCCTTCAAGCCAAGGATGAGTATGGTAATGGTGTGGTTAGTAAACCAGCTTCGGCACTAGCAACATTGGCTAGCTCCTTTTCGAAGGTGCCTTACATTGGCCGTTTTGCTCGCGCTACGGAGATTGGAGCGAATGCAACATCTCGTATCGCTGCATTGTTTGGCTTTACTAATGTTCCTGTAATTTCTGATGTTCAAGGTTTCGCACCTATGAACGGGCCTATGTTGGCCTCTGCTCACATTGGGACGGCAGTACAAAAACTGACGTACGATCCCAAACAGGAACTCAGCATTGATCCGGCGCCACATGGCATCGGTTCAGCTGATGAGCTTTCAATTCCATATTTGAAGCAGAAGGAGAGCTTCTTCGGTAGTACTTCTTGGAGTACCTCCGATTTGACAACAACCCAGTTGTTCAATGTCCGGATTAACCCATTTATCCACAATCAGGAGGATATCTTGGGCCCGGCAGCAGCAGTAGTGGGGAAGCGTGCTTGGCACACACCCACTTCATATCTGGGTCATCTCTTTCGCCACTGGCGAGGAGACATTATCATTCGTGTCAAAATTGTGTGCACGAAATTTCATAAGGGTCGCCTTAAGATCTCGTATGACCCTATCGATGATATCACTACTAATGATCCCAACGAGAATTCGGTCTACACTCATATCGTTGATGTGGGCGAACAAGACGACATTGAAATTCGTGTCCCTTACCATCAAGCTCTGGCCTGGTTGGAATGTGACACAACGCTACAAAGCAATTGGACACCAGGGAACACCAATGCTCCTCGCAAGGGGATTGATAATGGTGTACTCACAGTACGCGTGTTGACAGCTCTTACTGCACCTGCAGCAGGTTCTATCCAGTTGCTCTTCTTTATTAGAGGAGCTCAGAATCTGGAATATGCCAACCCAGTTGACCATATTGGTTCAACATCAAGCACGCAGTATCAGACACCCAGTCTTTTTGCTTTGCAAGCACAAGACAAAACAGATGTCATCACAACACAACTCATGATGGGTTCACCAGCGTTCGATCTACCTGAGAGGTATGGTTTGAACTTTGGTGAAAACATCTCTAGTCTGCGTGATGTGGTACACCGTTCTAGTGTTGTGGATACAGTCCTCAACACCTACACACAGAGCGGTAACGTGCAGACTTGGTTTAAGAATGTACAACGTATGCCGGCCTCTCCAGGCTTTCAAACGTATGCAACTTATGCCAATACTGTGGTGACAGCACCTGGTAATAGTCAGTATTGCTTCAATTCGATGCACCCTCTGACTTTTATCTCAGCCATGTTCTTGGGATATCGTGGTGGTGTAAATTACACCGTCACAGTCTCTTCAGACCAATATGGCTTTGTAGATGATATTCGTGCAGTGCGTAAGACCAACAATGTTGGTATTACAACGCAGACCACAAACATTTCCCAGAGTTCAATCCTGGGATATGCACCGTCTCAAAATCAAGCAGCTGCCTTCATGAATGTGGGGCAGTACATGCGGGATGGGGTCGGAGGTATGGCAATTACGTCAAACAAGACGAATGCCACACTCAGCTACAACATTCCGGATTTTAACGGATATAATTTCTCACTCGTGAATTACACATACTACCCTCAAGGGTCGACAGTGGACGGTACGAGTAACCAGGGAGCATTGCTCCAAATCACTGGTAAAGCAAAGGACGTTTCAACAAGTAACGCCCAGAACACAATCACTTTGATGTCTACTGCTGCTGCAGCACCTGACTTCACGTGTTTGTTCTTCCTTGCATGTCCAACATTGGATTACATGAGGAACTTACCAATTGGTCCTTAGTGATCACAATTTCTTTGAGCCTAGGTGGGCCTATAATACACTGCGCCCCGTTTTGGGGGACGAGCACAAGGACTCAAAAACTGCAGGTCCCGTTATGGTCGGGTCAGTTCTCACAACAAGTGAGTTTCGTAAAGTTTGCACTATGTTGCGAAG